AGCTCTTATACCTCTAGTATTAGCTAGTTGTGAACTTTGAAAGTCAGTAAGTGCTTTATCAAAAGCTTCAGAGTTTACATCAAACTGAGATAAAGGTTGTTGTATGGTTGTACCATTTGGTAAATCAACATCTACAACATATTCATCAAAAAACTTTTTTGTTTTTGCTGCTTGTCCATTGGCTATATTTATTGCTAATTGTTTTTCTATTCCATATTGCATAAATCTATTTGTGCCAAGAAACTGTCTAAAAGTTTTTTTATCAGCTTTTGCTTCTACTTCTTTTCTTATTTGTATAAGTTCTTTAGGTGATGCACCTAATACTTTTAACTGTCCTTCTTCTATATCTCTTTGTCTATTTTCTTTTCCTTTAATTTGTATAAAATTTTGCAATGTAGGATTTACTATTGCTAACATTTCAGCCAAATCTGCCATGCTACTTTTTTGGATAGCAGTAACAGGCTGCACAAAAGTATTTACTGGTGTTCTAAAACTTTGCCCTGCTGTGCTTTGAAAGCTTGAAGTCATAATTTAACCACGTCTAAAAAAACTGTCTTCACCCATACCAAGTTCGGTATTAAAGGCACTTGTAGCAGCACCTAAAAGTATTGATCCTGTTGAAGGTATTTGATTATAAGCATTAATAGTATTACTTCTTAATCTATTTCTAATACCCTGATATTCTGCTTCAGTTCCTTTTACATCAAACAAATATTGTCTGTTCATTGATTCAATACTTTGTCTTATTTTTTCATTGTAGTTTGCACCTTGTCTTATTTGATCCATTACTAATAAATTTGTGGTAACACCAACTTGTCCTTTTGCTAATAAAGCTTTAGTTGCTACTAATGTATCAATAGCTTTAGCAAATTTATCTTGTCTAGCAGCTACAGTTTTCTCTTGTTTACCTTCAGCTAAAGCTAATTGTTTATCTCTTTTAGCATCTTCAGCAGATTGTACACCTTCTACTTCTTGTTGAGCAACTTGATTGGCTGTATCTTTTGCAGCACCTTGCATAGCAAGACCTTGAAAAAGATTTAAACCTCCACTAATACCAGCAGCAAGAGAACACATTTAGGCAATCCTCAGAAATTCATAAAATGGTTTTTCATGTTGTCCATATTTTTCGTGATAATTTATAAAAACAAAACCGAGAGCTTCTAACCACTTTATAGCAGTATGATTCTCTGCATATACAAAATTATATAGGACTTTATAAGATTTCAACAAACTGTCTATCCATTCTCTACCTTTTCTTATTAGTTGTATTTTATATTTTTTATTAGAAAACAATTCATCAGTACAAATCATAAATATACAACCATCTTTACGCACTCCACATAAACCCATAGGTTGATCCTCGTCACTAGCTATTGTTAATATTGTTTTACCAAACAAAAACGACAAACGTAAGGCATCTTCTGGGTCTTGTCCTGTCTGATATAAACCTTCTAATCTATCCATTTGTCTCATGTTTTGACATACATAATTAAGATCAGATAGTTTTGATTTTCTCAAATATCCCATTAAATTCTTCTACTCCTCATGTGAAATACTCCTTCATATTCTGCACTAGCTAACAATGTAGGTAAGAACGTATTGTTCTTAACATCTATATCTACTCTATCTGACCTACTCATAATAGGTACTTTAAATGTACCTGTATCTAAATTAATTTGACCAATAGAAGCAGAAGCAGCACCAAGCAAACGACCAGTAAATTTATGTAGTGATGTGTCTCTATTTTCAGGTGTTACTTCTACTTGGAAGAAACCAGAATCTTCATACTTAATATAAAAATGATGTATTTGTAATCGACCACTTATAAGTTCAGTAGCACCTCCTTGAGTAAGTCTTTGTTGGCTAAACCTATAGTGCATTTCATAAGGTTCACCAATAATAAATTTACTATTTCTAAAATCACCTGTAGCGGTAATAGTAGAAGTAGAACCATCAGTTGCATTAGTAGTCGTAAGTGCTTGTCCTGATACAAGAGTTCTTGTATTACCTTGAGCATCTACAAAAGTGCTTGTTTCATTACTAGCTAGATACCTGCCAACTACATTCATGTTGGCTCTTAACCTATAAGGAACTGTAAATGTAGAAATACCAGTAGCAGAGTTGTAAGCAACAGATACACCAGTAGTAGCTTCAGTTACTTTGTGGTCTAAGTGATATTCAAATTCTGCATTAGGTTCTCTAAAATTAGTTTCAAACGGTATTTTTTCTAGTGTTACTTTATTAGCTTCTTCTATAACCATTATCAAATCAGTACCAATAAAATCAATATTTAAAATAGACCTATTGCTATTTATTGTGTAAGTAAACCAAGCATTTAAAGCTTTAGTAAATCCTTCACCATATAACCATCTATTTACATATAATTTATTTGGATTATCTGTACCAAGTAAAACAAGAATATCTTGGTTGTTAGATACTGCCATTTTAAAAATGCCACTTGGTATCAGTCTTGGCACATGAATAGTTGTGTTTGCAGCATCTTGTATTTGTTGATTACCTGCAATAATATATTCTCTAATACCTGCAAAAGAACCTTTTTTAGTTAAGAAATAGATAGAAGAACCAGAACCTACAGGCTGTGCTGCTGCGTTACTTTCAAATTCAGTTTGTACAAGTACGTTAGCTGTTGAAGGTGTTAAATTATCTGCTGAACTTGATAATACAAATTGCGTTTGTTCGGAAAATAATATAAGTTTTTCTCCCATAGTTACTGCGTGTTTTAAGATTGCAACTTTTGTATGAGATGCAGCTACGTCTATGGGTTCTGTATCTAAAACTGATATAACTGTTTCTGGGAAAAAATTAAAAAACTCTGATACTGTTGAAAGTATTACATTATCTGCTGCCAAAAACCCTAATCTATTTCTAAAGAAAAATACGTTATTAATTTTATTACCAATAAAAGAAGGATTAGGTGCAGATATAACATCACCAACAATACGTTCACCCCATTTTGGTAATTCATAAGGTGTAGTTGTACCGTTTACTGTGACGTTATAACTGTCTCCATCTACTCTTGCAAATCTAAAATCACCATCAGCCTGACGTATAAGAACGTGTGGCATAGTGTCGTAATCAAATTTAAAAGGTATGCCAGCTTCTACTGTTTCTGACCATTGCCCTTCTTCAAAAGCATTTCCATTATTAGTTGTAAATTTAACGTAGTAATTATCAAAGTCTGTACCTTCATCACCAACAATCTCTACTACATATCCATTAGGTGACACGTTAGGAAGATCAGTAAATTGCTGTACTGTATTTTTTATTACTGTCATTTTGGTATTACCTTGAGAGTCACTACCATCTATTGAAAAATCACTACCATCATTTTTTTTGATATGTATTACAGGACCATTTCTAGCAATAGTAAAACCTGTAAGACCAGAATTTAATCCACCTTCAAGGTCAGAAGCTACAGTATCAGTTGATAAAGGATCATTACCAGTAGTGTCATCTGTTACTGTTACACCATCTACAGTCACAGAATAAGTTGTTTTAGATGTTGCTTGATTTATAAATACAATTGCTTGAGTTATATTACTAGCACTATTTGATACTGCTGAGTCCATAGCAGGTGTAATACTTGTATTAACAACAAAGGTAAAGTCAGCAATAGTAACTGTCTTCATTACACTTCTTGGATTTGATGTATTTAAATAAGTCGTACCATCTGGTTTATTTACATTTAATTCATTTCCATTTAATTCAAAAACTTTTACATTGCCATTGCTAAATATTGCTACATACTGTTCACTAGCATCTCTATTTATAGTTTGAATATGAACATTACCAAGAGTTGAGTTGCTAATTCCAGCTAAAAATTGTGATCCAGATCTTTTTGTAAGACCAAGAACAGGGTTGCTATCAGCATTATCTTGTATATCAGCGTGGTCTGCTTGTTTTAAAGCATCAGAAGATTGCGATATACCTCTTAGTAATGTAGGTATAGCTCTTGATATGACAGCCATAGTTATCTAATTAAAGCACTAGAAGGATTGTAAGTATCAAAGATATTTGTAAGAGAAGGATCTCCTCTTAGTACATTGTGATCTCCATTAGCTAAGTCTGTTTCCATCAATATTGCTCTAGCTCTTTGCTCGTCTTGTTGTGTATAAGTCCTCAATGATTGATCGCTTACAAGTCTATCAACAAATTTTCTTGCAGCTTGTATGTTTATATAATGTCTAGCTGGTTCTGGTAATTCATCAAAATCTCTAAAATAAAC